ACTAACATCTATAATCGAAAAATCAAATTGTACAAAAGTACGAAAACAAATTGTGCATGAAAATAATCACGCACAATTTGTTTATCAATTTATACATTCAATTCAAACCTAACATTTTCACCATCGAGAAGCCGCTTAGTGGACTCAACATTATTCTCATATATGTGAACATTACCTATATTAAGCGTGATTGACTTTAATTGAAAGTCAATTTGTCTGGATATAAGATACAAGTGATAAATATCCGCCGGAAGCCCTAAATTAGCATCACAACTGCGCTGGTAAGCGCTAACAACTAACTTGTCATCATCTATCTGAAATTGAATAAGACTCAAGCAAGGAGACTGATTGCTTTCTACATCTGTTGAACCAAGAAACAAAACATAATTTTTACTGTTTCGTCTTTCTTTATTGATTTTAGCTATCAATGGAGGTAACTTTTCAAAATAAGTTGGATAACTATTTACTAATATAGGACCGCAATAATCCCACCAGTTTACACCTATTTCACGATACTTTTCTGTCAATCTTTCACCGGACATAAACAGCTGAAGCTCACTTCTCAATTTATTACGAGCAATAGAATGACCTTCGAATATATCCAACAAATCATCTGCCTTCAATTGCAATTGTTCATTCAGCAAATAACGTATATTTCCTTTCTTATTTGTCTGAATTTTTCCATTATTCAGTACCTTATCTAATATTTTGTGATACTTATTCATATTTTTTTCCAAAGCATTATATCAGTATATCCCGCATTATAATTCATTCGTGAATTGATATCCACCCGTTGAGCACCAGCAAATGAATCATCACCGCCCAGATTCATTGCTATCCATTCGGTAAGCTCCAATATACTGCTTTTGTTAGACGTGAAATAGAAGTAATTAGTTCCTTTCAATACCGACAATACATCCAGATAATTAGCCAACTTCCAATAATTTCCGTATGTTGAACAATCCGTTGATAAATAGGGTGGATCAATAAGAAATACAACACCCGGTATATGCTTCCAACGATCGTATAACTCTCTGTAATCCATGCGAACAATGTCCACATCGTCCAGATAGTCGTCCGCCAATTCATAATCATTCTTTCGTACACAGTTATACATCGTTTGCTTTTCCATCTCTTCATAAGTAGTTGCATAATTCATGCTGAATAACAAACTTGAACTGATAGTGATATAATCTACATAACCGGTTATTTTTTCTTCAGCTTTAATGGCCTTCAGGATGGCCGCTTTAGCATCTTTACTCACCACCTTATCAACAGGAGCATCGCTCAGAATGACGCGAAAGTCTGCCAATAGTGCATTTGTACGTTTTATATTGGCTACTCGCTTGCTGTATCCATCAAAATCATTATACACTACTTTGGCGTCCGGGTATGTTTCCTTAACCCACCGACTTAGCAAACCGCTACCACCAAACAAATCTACAAATACCGAAGCCTTTTCAAAACATTTTAAAGCCTCTTTAAAGGAGGTTTGAAACCTCCGCTTTTGCCCCTGAAATGGCAGGGGAGCCTGATTGAAATTTTTCATTTTACTTACTTGTTTTATAATTAATAATACCTATTTTTGTAGTCTCTGACAACTTAAAATGCGAATACACCGCACCAAGGATATTAAACCCTGGGTATGCGGTGTATTCGAATTTTATATGTTGGAGAGGTCAGAGGCTCCAATATGACCGGGGTTATTTTCAACCCCATAAAGTCTATTTAATTACTATTTGATTGGTTTTAAATGTAAACTTAAAAACCACTAAACCATCAGTGTTTTTTTCCTGAACTGCCGAGCCACATTCAAGCGATGTATAATCCCCAAAAATAGCACCCTGCAATAACTCATATACTTCCTTAGTTTGAACTGTATATGCAAGCGATCTTTCTTGTACAGTTTCAGGAGAAGAGGCATTAGTTCTGCTTCCAGTTGCATCCCATGCAAGGCGAAGAGTCAGTGTAGCATCTTCGCGCTGCACATCACCAGATTCTGTTATATCATTAGATACAGAAGACTCAGCTATTAATGAGCATGGAAATATCAACACTTTTCTTTTCTCAGCTCCTTCTAATTGCCCTGCATCAATATCAACCCACTTCATCCAACTTATTGCCTTTAATGGGTCTTTTATCAAACTATATAAACTCATAATCCTAGTTCCTTTCTTTTACTTTGAATATCTCGTTTAAACTTTGCTATAATTTTTTCTCTCAATTGCTTTGAATCACGTATGAACGGACGCGCCGGCATAATGAACGATGATTTACCAAACACTTTACCTAATCCACCTTCATTTTGAATTTTAGAATAAGGTTTATCAGACCTAACAGTCACTCGATCCGTTTTTTTTACATACGAAATAGAATTAGAAAGCTCATTAGTTTCACCTGTTAGTATTTTATCATTAGTGCGTGCCGGGGAAAAATTACTTTTAGCATTCCCCTTTTTTGCTTTTTTACCTGGTATAGCCGAATTAGATTTATAACTGAATCCATACCATTTGCTTTCTGGTTTTCGCCGCTCAACCTCTCTCCATGGCTCTAAGATTTCATCAGTAAATCCCTCATCAACAAATGAATTTTTATAATGTTTTACAGCTTCGGTACCCATAACATCAGGAGCATCTTCGCTAACATATTGCTGTTGAAACTTCAGAAACTCTTTAATCTTAGCATTTACCTCATTTATATCCATTAGAGTGCTTTTATTCCATTATTTTTCAGATAATACAGCGTATTGTCTATACGTTCTAATTTTCTTAGAAAGCTCGTATCTTCCTTTATTTCGCCTAAAATAGCCAATATACCAGAAATCATCGTTAGTCCGTTATTGCTATTTTTCAACAGTTCAGCAACATTTAATCGCATAGCATTGATAGCCCCAACCAGGGCGCTACCTGTATTTTCAGTCATGTTATTGACATCTCCTTTAATTCCCGTTGCAGTGCTGGTTGAACTTAAATCAAGTCCAGTTTGATCCTTAATAGTTCCGTACATTTGATTTATAAAATCAGTAGCCGCCGACACAGATGAATCAATGCCCGAATAAAAAGAGCTCATAGCCTGTGTAGCTGCATCGCCTTTCTGTTTATCGTTCAGACTACTGTTTTTATAAATGTCTGTAATTTGTTCGGACAACTTGTCAAATGACTGGGCAAAAAAGATATTATAGGCTATATCCGAAATCATTTTCTTCATTGCCTTCCCCACATAATCTCCAAAATCATCAACTGCCGATTTTGCATCATTCAGGTTATCCGTAATAGCAGTCATTAAATCACCACCGAGATCACCAAATATACTATTTAAATAACTCTGTAGATTATCTAAGGCTTCACTATAGGCATCAGTATAATCTAATGCTGACTGTAGCGCTTTTTTGCTCGCTTCGTCTAGTTTTTCGTTGTCAATAATTGATTTTGCCAACTCTTCATTAAGTTTTCCATTAGCATCAATCAGATAAGGATAAACTGATAATAGACCAGAATAATCTGCTTTCTCTCCTCCCCAGCCAAATAATCCAGTCTTATGAGAACCGGTTTGAACTGTTGACGTTGCCAAATCAGACATGGCACCACTACGGCCATTCAAAGCATCATTATACGCTTTAAGTTGCGCTGCATAAGCATTGGCTTGTGCCAATGCATTAGTGCCAAAAATACTCTTGGCAGCCTCTAATAATTTGTTCTGTTTCAGTAGCAAATCATTGTATTCTTTTTGAGTAGCTATTCTTGCTTTTTCAATAGCTGCCAATGCTTCTTTATGTGCCTTTTCGGCATTGAAAATTTGAGTGGCAGTAGACATTACAAACGCAACAGCACCTCCGACAACACCTCCCGCTTGGAATCCTTGCATAGTTGAATTAGCAATATTCATAACAGCACCGATAGATTTTGCGGCTGAACTGGCTGCATCACCCTCTTCGGTACTCATGGAGTTAAGTAAATCAATAGCTTGGTTTGCGAACAAACTAGCACTCGACATGACATTCTGTATTTTTTGCTCGTAGCCTTCTACAGATTTTGTAAGATTGTCAATATCATTAGCAGCATTAGCAGCGCCTACTATATCACCATTCTTCTTAGCCGTTTCAAAACGGGTTTTTGCAGCATTAAGCTCTTTATATTTTGCAATAAATCCGGACAATGTATCTGATACCTGAGAAGCCTGAGATTTATCCAGTGCTTCCAATATCTTATTGCCATCCTTTTTGCTCAATTTATTTTCAGCAATTTCGGCATTTACCCGGTCTTTTACCTGCTGAATCAATTTGTCATTCAGTTGCTTTCCAATGTTGATTTGTTCATTAGTGGCGATCTTATATAAATCAGTCTCCTCTATTAATTTTAGTGAGGTTTCTGATATTTTCTTGTCACGTTCATTTATTAGCATTTGAGCATACCTAGTTGCACCATTAGCTTGTGCCTCATTTATTTTTTCTTCATATTCTTTCTCTATTTTCACTCTCTCTTCAGCCATTCCGGCAACAAGTTTATTTTCTTCTTCATAATAATCATTCTGAAGTTTTGCTCTTTTTTTTCCATAAGCCGAAATAAGTTCGGTTATTTCATCTTCTAATTTTTTTGCTTGTTCCGGATCAATTTCTGAAAGTGTACTAATTGATTTAAATCCAGTATCATTCCGGTGTGATTTGTTGTATTCATCCACAATGTCCTTTGATTTTTGTCGAATCGCTGCAATTTCTTGTTCTTGTTCAATACTGATTTTATCGAGACGCGTTTGAAGATAATTATCTTGACTGGAAAGAAGTAAACCAGAGGTTTCTTTATCAACTTCTACCAATAACTTCTGGATCGCTTTAGCGGCATCGTAATATACTTTTTGATTGTTGGTTGAGTCCTTAGTCAAATTATCCTTTGTGAAGTCTTTAAAATCTACACCCTCCAAAAGTTTTTGTATTTCCTTGTTATTTATGTCAATCTGTTTTCCGGCCTTACGCTGTTGAGATATGTATTTTGCGAACCACAAATTGTCCCAATTATTATAAAAATCATTTAAAGCGTTTAGTTCCTTGAAATCACCCTCTTTTTGATTATTCGATCCAATAATAAATTGTTTCACCCCATTTACTCCAAAACCTTCTTTTGATATAAGTTTTGTCGTTAACTCGTTCATATCTACATTGTATTTTTGTGCCATCGAAACAAGCCTATTCAACATGTCCTCTTGTTGCTTTACCTGCTTAGATGAATATGGAGAAAGAGCTGTATCCGCTTCTTGTTTTTTTAATGTGGCCTGAGCCGATTTTTCAATAAGACTATTTGCTGCCTGAATTTTTATAGCTGCTTCAATTGCAGATTTTGAAAGCTCAGGGTAAGCCTTTTTTACCTGTTCAATGGTTTTTAAATGGGTATTAAATGTTTTATTAAAATCGTCTATAATCCCTTTTGCATTTTTTGAATTATTCCCATATTTTTCTATTTCAATACCTATTCTGGTGACATCCTGTATTTTACTTGATGCACTTCCAGTAAAGTCGGAAAATACCTTATTAAGTGATTTCTGACTTTCTGTTGTTTTATCTATTGCCTTTTTTCCGGTTAATATTTTTTCAACCCATGCGATAAAATCTTTACCATACATCGATAATAGCGTAATTCCAATCATCATAGCCGATTGCCATGAAAACAAACTACTAACTAGTTGCTTCCAAACTGGAACAGATGTTTGACCGGATGCCGATAAAGCTTTATTTTCTGCACTGGCTCTTTTTATTTGATCTGTCAAAATGGGAATATTGTTACTTATAGCCAAAAAGAAAGTATTCATGCCCATAGCCGCTGACGGAGCTTCACGAATAATTTGCTGCATAGAAAACCCCAAACTGTTATATCCCACAGCTGCTCTCCCCGCATTATTTGACATAGTTGAACTATCAACGACTACTGATCCGGCAGACCTTTTTTGTTTCTCCAATTGACGTACTTCAGCTGTGAGTTCTATTATTGATTGTTTTTCGTCAATAATATTTTTCTTGGTGAGTTCAATGTCTTGAAGTAATTCACTTTTTTGGGTTTTAGTGGCTGTTTTGTAGGCAATCCCAAGCCCAACCAAGTCCTTTTGGAGTTCTATCAATGCAGTTCTGTGCCTGCCAATATCATTAGTAAGTCCATTGACAGAAAGTGTAATTTCATCGAAAGTTTGTTCTACCTTTTTACCTTCGGTAACAGTATTACCGCCAATCATAAAGTCTATTTCTACAGGTTCCATGTTGTTAGCTTATTCGTCAAAACTATCTGACATTTTTACTTCTTTCTTCTTTTTTTTGCCTGGTAAGTCATTCAATTTCATTTGAAGGTTAAACCACGATTCACCCCAAAGAATATAATCATGACTCCATCCGGTTTCTTTTTGTATGGAAAAAATTAAACCAAAGAGGCTATGGGATCGATCTGCATCGCTCGTTGACTCCTCTTCATCTTCAGACCCATTTAGCTCTCGGAACAGTTCATCGGCTTCGTCAGAAGCATCACCGACAGCAATTTGGTAGTATTGGTAAAACTTTCCATTCTGGAGTATACCATTATCCACATGGTAAGCTCCTGTAATTGATCCCACGTACAACGCCTTCGTAATATACGCGCTAAGAATGGTGCAAATAACCGTATTTTTAATGGGGAGTTTAGCAGACATGCTGCAATTGATTTTGTTATCCCAATCGCATTATCCTGCATAGATTTCATCGAAATAGCTATAGGTTCAAAGCCCATTTCAGATATTAATGATTTCCTGAAATCATCTATTACGGTTATTTGTTCAAACGCATTCAAATCATTAAATGCCGAACAATATAACAGTGTCCCAATTCTCAATCTCTTTACCGAAATAAGCATTGTTTTTCGGCCGAATAATCTCCACAATAGTGGAGCCGGTATACGAAATGCAACTCCACGATCCAGCAAAGCCATCGCAGCTGACTGTTCTATATTTTTATCCATGTGTGTCGTTTTAAATAAAAAGTGCCGCCGCAGTTAGCCGGGCGGCACTTTATAGAATTTATAATAGGAATTCATCAACCCTGAATTTCAGGAGCAACACCATCTTTAGTAGGCGTTAATACGCGTGCTTTGATGATCACTTGAAGTATTCCAGTTTTAGTTACTTTCCATGTACGTTTAGCCTTGATAAAGCAACGAGGGTAAGTTACTTTCACACCGTTTTTGTCGGTGATTCTAACTGACAAATAAATAGCCGGTTTTGACCGTGGTGCATTCCACTTTGCAGTATCCCCGGTACCAGTTACTGTGCCACCTAATACTTTTACCAATGTTTCAGGGTCCATGTTGATAATACCCCAGGTAATTGTCTTTTTGGTAGGACCCGGTAGAATTTCAACGGGATCGTCGGATTCTTCAATTTCGTGCTCTGTATCGGTACCGTCATCTTCCTCAAAAGTGGCCGTATCTTTATAGGTACCACCGAGTGCTGCAAATGCAGCAGAAACATCACCGTCAACTGCAATTTCGCCTACTTCAATCGACGAAACGCCCATAATTCTTTTTTCTGACATAATGATTAGTTATTATTAAATTGGTTTTAAAAACTTTTTAATTATTGATATTACAGGAGTTTTTGTTAGAAGCTTATACAGCCCAAACAATCCACCACTAATTAGAACTATTAACCCTATCCACCATATAAAGTCATGTACCGGAACATTAACTATTTTGGGTTTACCTGGAACTTCAACTTTATAAGGAACTGGTATCGAATCATGAACTGTTGTTTTATCGTGTATAATTTTTCCGGGAATAGTCCCTTTATTCTCGATAGAATGGTGCAATAATCCAAGCGAATCTATTGAAGCATTTGAAATAGCCAAATCGGTCTCCAAATGCGATTTTTTTACAGCGATTACCGATTGTTTTTGCGGTAAGTATTTCAAAACAGTATCGCGTACTGTCTTTTCAACGATGCTATCGTGACGCTGTACAATAGGTACATATTTAATCGTTCTGCATCCAAACAGAAGAAATAATGAAAGGAGAATAATGCTACTCCCTCGCAATATCACTTGCTTCTTGTTTTTTTTGATCCAAATTGTCATGATTTATTTCTTTAATGATTTTCAAAATTTGATTCAACTGTTTTGACAACTTGGTTACATCAGCCTGAAGACTGGTAATTTGTTGCTGCATAAGTTTATTCATGCTGCTATATCGCAACTCCGATTCTTCAGCAAATTGTCGCCATTTATCTGCAATTTCAGAAACATTGCCTATTTCAGTTGTAGTAGCAGATGCAAGAGTCTGTTTTGCGCCTGCCGCAATCTGATCAGCACTAGCCTCTTCTTGTCGTTTTTTAGCCTTAAGCGTTACAAGAGAAAGAATAAGACCGCCTCCGAGTATCAGGTTTAGTACTACAGAAATAATATTACTCCAGTCCATTACTTCTTACTTTTTTTAGTCAAATAAGCATATTCAGGAATAGCATCAAAACAAGGACACACTTTAATCCATTCATTCGGCTCAATCTTTCCATCATGATCCAAATCAGGGGAGAAATCGCGGTGTCCGCAGATATTCACACCAGGGAACATTTTTACAAGTTCTTTCAGCAATGCAATAAGCGCTGCTTTTTGAAGCGGGTTACGAGTATCAGCGGTTTTCCCATGTGCATCAATACCACCCTCATAACAAATACCGATTGTATCATAATTATGACCTTCTACTTGTGCACCTGGAACTTCAATTGGGCGAAATGCCACACGTTGACCGGATTGACGAATATAGAAATGATAACCGGATGAATTGAATCCGCGGGCTAAATGATCACGCGTCAATCGTTCAGGAGTGTAATCCTGCGTTACAGGCGTGGCCGAGCAATGAACTACTATTGTATCTATTTTACGCATAATGATAATTTTAAAACCCGCCTACCGGATTACTCTTTCGGCGGGTTCAACAACACACGGATTATTTATACCTCAAAAACTAATTAGGAAGCAGCACGAGTAACTAATACCTGATAAGTGGCAGTTGAATTACCATCTGCACTGGTTACAGTAACGCTTATGATATTTTCACCTATTGCTAAATTCTTAGCCGCAGAAGCGGTGCCGCTCGTTAGTGTAGTAGAACCTAACTTCAAAATCTGACCAGTTTTGCCACGAGTGGCAGTTACGGTAGTAGATGTTACTCCTGTAGCTACAGCCAGCGTGTAAGTTTTAGTTGCAGGATCAAAGTCAGGAACAATAGAACCAGCGCTCAATACCAAATTATCCAAATCGGTAGAACCTGCGGCAATAGCAGCAGCACGACCATCGTATAATACGATATCTTCGCCAAATACTATATTGGTGTCTATTTTCATCAACATTTTAAAGAAGTACTTTTCGCCAGCATTTGTCAACTTGTCTATTTGAATTGCTTCTGCATCGTCAGCCATAGCCACACCTGCCCAGAAGTTGGAGTCAATACCAGAAGTGGCAATAGCAGCAACAATTACATCTTTGGGCCAGTCAGCAAGAGCAACGATTTGAATACCTTTGAATCGCTCAGGATTCATATTAGTATAGTCCTGTCCTTTCGATGGTTTATCTGTCAATTCGTATTCGTAGCTTTCAGCATCTTCCACACTCATGAACATTTTGAGATTTGGATTAGCCTTGATAGCCTTAGGTACAGCGGCACGTACAAGCTTCATTTTTGCAATCACATTGCTTTGAGTAATAGCTGCCAGAGTTGCAATTTCCACAACGTCAGAATCAGCCATAATACGCGTCAAAATACCATCGAAGTATTTTCCAGCATCAGTAGCATGATATTGCCCATTTATAAGTTCTCCGCCAAGCTCAAAATCTACAACCTTAGCTAATTCAGTCAATAAAGCCGATTGAATATTGGAAGGTAGTTGCTCAAATACCAGATTACCTGTTGACTGGAAAGGTCTCCATATATTTTCAAAAACGCGAGGGTTAAAGGTGGTAAATGCCATTATATCTTTAGGTTCAAGATATTTCTCATCGATAGTAAAATTACCACTTGAATCTGCCTCAACAGGCTGCTCTTTCCGGCGCTGTAGCATTTTACCGGCTTTAAGTCGCGGTATTGCAAACTTTTTAGTCACATTAGGCTGAACATGAATGTGTCCTCCTGCAACTATTTGATTACCGGTAGTAGCTTTGACAAGTAACTGCTCCAGAACTTCCCCAGCATAGGCCGAAGTAATGGTAACAGCCATAGCTAAAATACCCGATTTATGCTTATTCCGATAAGCATAAACAGAGCCGAAAAGGCTACATGTCATCAATGAAACTATCACAATATTTGTGACATAGGGAGGCGCACCTTGGGTGATTAATGAACCCAAAGCTATGTTAGCAAGCAACATCGCGAAAATAACAAGAATGAATTTTAAAGCTTTCATTTGATTTTTGATTTTGAATTGATATTTAATTAATATTTAATTGTCGTTTAAAAATGAAGTTACTTTTTCTTGTTAGCCTCTTCAATTTCCTTTTGTCGTTTATCCCAGGCACTTTCGCCTTCAGCAGGAACATGATCGGATAGATCAATCGATGATTTGTGTTTTGGCAAATCCTTTACAAGCAACATAGTTCCTTCAGGGTCTTTGTCGAACAAATTCAACATACGATCTTTTACGGGGGTCAGCTTATCGCCTTCGGGTTTTTCACTCAGTCGGCCATCTTTGAAAGCCTCGGTAAGTTCAGCATCAAAAGCCGTTTTTTTTGCTGTTTTATCGGCTAACTCAATGGCATCAATGCGTGACTGCAATTCCGTTTTTTCATTGGTTAGCGAATTCACTTTTAGCTTTTCAGCTTCCAGGTCTTCCGTTGCTTTTTTCTTGTCAGAAAGCAATAACTCAATTTTTTCTACCTTTTCGGCCTCAGTAGCCTTATCAGATAAGTTCAATAAGTCTAAATACGTTTTACTCATTTTAATTTCTATTTTAGGTGATACAATAAAGTCTGATAATAATAATTTCGTGTCGGTCTTTTCGTCAAATGGCATTTCATTACCATCTTTATCATAAAGTCGTAACGCATTATGATTTCTTCCAATAGGTGTTATTGATATTTCACGAAGTCTGCAACGAATAATTGTAGGACCGGTTTGTCCCGGAAGCATATACATGGGATCATCGGTAGCCTCAATGTCAGCCAATCCAACAGTGCAGGCTTTTAAAAACCCTCGTTCAGCCTTTCCAATGATGCGTTGAGTTTGTTCGTCTTTGTCTTCATAATCAAACTCTGCATTTGTAAGAATTTTTCCACTGTCTTTTATCGTATCCAACCATCTACCTATTGGCAACTGCCAATCGTTATGATCGAATAACATAACAGGATTTTTTAAAAACTGAGAAATATCCACACCATCAACCATTACTCGCATACCGTTAGTAAGAATCGATGAGTCCAGGGCTTCATATGGTATTGGTTTTCTATCCATTTTAAAATGTCGTTTAATTATTTTTTCCTCTATTTGGTTGTTTGTCGATGCAAAAATCTCATATAATTCAAACACGACAAAAAAGTACTGCCATTTTGTCAATTGTTTTTTTGAATACCGTTATAAGTAGCTTATTTTGCTGAAAAATTAAAGCTGACAATATGGCAAGTAAAAAAGAAATGGAGCAGAAAAAAGAGTTAGCCCGCATGTATTATATGAATGGAGAAACTCAAAAATCAATCGCTGAAAAAGTGGGCACAAGTGAACAAACAATATCAAGCTGGGTGGACAAAGAAGGATGGGCTGCACGACGTGCAGGTATTAATGTCACAAGACCTGAATTGGTAAATAAAGCACTTGCTGCATTAAATAAAGTATTGGACCAGGTGTATGAGTCAGACGATATTGACATTATAAGTTCACTCCCAGACAAACTTGCCAAGTTTGCATCAGCTATCGAAAAACTCGACAAAAAAGCCAACATCGTTTCTACCATCGATGTATTTATGGCTTTCAGTAAATGGATTCAATACCGAGCTTCGTGGGACAAAGACATTACACCCGAATTCCTTCGTGCCCTGAATAAATACCAGGACTTATATATTAATGAGCATATCACTAAAATGTAAACTCATGGCCGGACAATCAACTCAATTAGACAAAAGCATTCGCGACATGGAAAACTGTTGCAACATACTTCTAAGCGATAGTTTGCACATTTGGAAACAACACTATAATGGCACAGAAAAGAATATCCGATGCGCTCAAAGAGTGGCAGTTACACAACGAAGAGGTTCAGCAACAAACAACTGTTGACCGCTCCGAAAGTAATTCCACCAAACAAGCACGTATTAAACGAGCTCGGAAAGACTATGCCTTTTTTGTAGAGTATTATTTTCCTCATTTCGCCAAAACCAAATCCGGTAAATTCCAGATTGATGCTGCCAACAAAATACTGAAGACTAAAAACCTAAAGGCAGTTTTTAAATGGGCGCGTGCTCACGCCAAATCAACACACATGGATGTGTTTATCCCTCTTTGGCTGAAATGCCAGGAAGTACGGGAATTAAACGTAATGGTAGTTGTAGGTAAGAGCCAGACAAACGCCAACACCTTGCTGGCCGATATTCAATCGGAGCTTCAATTCAATCAACGATACATAAACGACTTTGGCGAACAATACCAGGTTGGCCATTGGGCGGAAGGTTCTTTCGTCACCCGTGACGGTTGTGCTTTTTTTGCATTGGGTCGTGGACAGTCTCCCCGCGGACTCCGGTACCGCGATATGCGTCCGGATTATGTGGTAATTGATGACTTGGACGATGATGAATTAATTCAAAACGAAAGCCGTATCAGCAAACTTACCGACTGGGTAAAAGAAGCATTGTTCGGAATTCTGGACGGTGGCCGTGGCCGGTTTATTATGGTGGGGAACCTTATCGGTGCGGATTCTGTGTTAGCACGTATTGCCGACACGCAGGACGTACATGTTAGTCAGGTAAATATATACGATGACAATGGTAATGTTACCTGGGCAGAAAAATGGACAAAAGCAGAGGTAGAAGCCATGGAGCGATTCATGGGTTTCCGCAGTTTTCAAAAAGAATACATGAACAATCCGATTACGGAAGGTACTGTATTCAATGAGTTAACCTGGGGAAAATGTCCGCCACTTAACTCACTTTCATTCGTGGTAAATTATGCCGACCCATCGCCATCTAATAAGGATAAGCAAAAGAAAGGAGTCAGCTTTAAGGCTAACTGGATAATAGGCTATAAAGATGGGAAATTCTATATCTATCATGGATTCCTGGACCAGGTAAATACAGCCAGTTTTATTGACTGGTTTTATGCTCAGCGGGATTATGTAGGGAATAAAACTATGCTCTACAACTACGTTGAGAATAACACCCTTCAGGATGCTTTTTTTGAACAGGTGTATAAGCCGCTATTTTATCAAATGGGTCGCCAAAAAGGATTTATCAATATTACGCCCGACACCCGAAAGAAACCGGATAAAGCCATCCGAATCGAAGGAACGCTGGAAACATTGGTTCGTAACTCACAACTAGTTTTCAACATACTAGAAAAAGACAATCCGCATATGATACGCCTTGCAGAGCAGTTCAAATTATTCAACATGCAGCTCCGAGCTCCGGCCGATGGACCAGACTGTATTGAAGGCGGTGTTTGGATTATCAATGAAAAAATAAGTACCCTGGGAGCGGGAAGCGTAAAATCGTGGAGCCGACCAACAAATAGCAAACGATTATAAAAACAACAACACGGAAAATGAAAAAACTATTAAATCTCATTCGCGCCTGGAACTTAAGGCGCAAAATACGCCGAATGAATAGACGTATGAGTTTCCGGCATTTTAAACGCGAGTGCAAACGCGCTCGCCAGTACTCAAAAGATAACGACGGCAAACGCTACCGGGTTTATCTGTTTGACGAATACCGCGCACTTTGCAGGGATGATATTCAGCGCATGAAAAATCAGGGTATAATATCAAAACACGAAGAAACAGGCATATTGTCGAAAAATGCTTTTTACGACACACAAACAGGAGCAAATACTCATCCACAATTTTCAAACCGTAAAATATAAAATTATGTCTTACATAACTCCCGACGAAATAACCACCCATTTGGGTGTTGAGCAAATTGAAGCTATCAGCGATGGCGATGAAACCATGCTAACTGCTGCCATAGACGCAGCTACGCAAGAAGCTAAGGGTTACCTTAAGGCTTATGATATTGCTGCGGAATTGGCTAAGACGGGTAGTCAACGAAACGCACTACTAATGATATTTATCAAAGATATTGCCGTATGGCATTTTGTGAATATATGCAACGTAAATACTTCCATGGAACTCAGGCAAGACAGATACGAGCGTGCAATAGCCTGGCTTAAGGCTGTTCAAAAAGGCGAAGTATTACCCGATCTGCCTACAATTGAAAATAATGGAGGAGAAGCAAACAATCTTCCATATAAAGTTACCAGTAATCCTAAACGCAATAATCATATTTAATCATGTTAGAAAAAGCGGCACAGAGCAACGAAGCTCAGACATTTATACAAACCCTGGTAGTGCAACCGGCAAAAGTACAAAGCGCTGATGTACAAAACTACAAGAATGCTGTCAATCAAGCAAAGTGGGGATTTTATTCACAATGGTTCGATTTGGTTGACAATTTATTATCCGATCCATTTCTACAGGATCAGATTGATAAGCTTGTAGGGATAGTCACGAATTCAGATTTACAGTTTCAGATTGACGGACAGGCTGTAGATGTGATTAATGACCTCATTGAAACGCCAGAGTTTGAAGAGCTGCTTACCGAAATTGTATATTCTAAAGTATTCGGAAAATCGGTTGTAAATACTTCATTCGCACCAAAATTTGATATTTTCAGCTTTCCACGCAAACATATTTACGTGAAGAATATAGGTCGAAAACTTGCCGACCGCGAAAAAGTAATAACTACCATGCCAGGTGGGATGACTGGTTATGACTATACGCAGGATGAGTATATACTCGAATTCGGGAAAGATAGCGATTTGGGAATCATGTTCCGCGTGGCTCAATACGTCATCTACAAACGCGGAAACTTTGGAGACTGGGCACAATATGCCGAAATTTTTGGAATGCCATTCGTGCTAGGAAAATATAACAGTACGGATACAAATGCCCGTGATCAGTTATTTAGTTCTCTTTCAGAAATTGGAGGTAAGCCGGTAGCGGCTGTCCCTAAAGAAACCGATGTAGAAATAGTTTGGAATTCGGGTTCAGGTTCTACTGATTTGTATAAAACGCTGAAAGATGCCTGTGACGAACAAATAATGATTGGAGTTCTAGGCGAAACTATGACAACCATATCGGGGAGCTCACGAAGTCAGAGTGAGACTCATTCAGACACATTGGATGAAAAAGCAAAAACGCTTTGCCGGTTTGTACAACGTCAGCTTAATTCTAAATTTGTTCCGCTATTAATCAAACGCGGTTATCCGGCTACGGGTGGAAAATTTGTATTTCCGGCAGCTAAAGAAGACCTGAGTGTAGACAATTTAAGCACTCTTTCAAAGCTGATTAAAATCCCTTCAAAATGGATTCATGACAAGTATGCCATTCCAATGCCGGAGGGGGATGAGGAAGTAGCAGGTGGACAAACTAACCCCGCGCCTCAACAGCAACAAATCACTCCACCTCCGGGTGGCGATGCGGTAGGTAATGATCTTATACCACAGGAACCGTCGCAAAAGTCCCCAGCGTCACCAAAAAAGAAACCAGGGGTAAAACTTTCAGACACCCAAAAAGGATTTATCCGCCAACTGGTTGATTTTTTCGCCAACGCCCGGACATTGGGGAGCCGGGCAATAAAGAGCAATCTGAACTTAGCCGACAAATCAACGAGCTATACAACGAACATCAACATTGATAAGCTTTTTAGTTCCGCTTTAAAAGACATTTACAAACAATATGGTATTGATCCGGAGAACATGCCGGTTATATCAAAACCACTGTTCGACATTACGAATAAAACACTACAGCAAGGTATTGATAATACATTTTCAGTAGAGTTTGGAAATACCGATCCCGAATTTATTCAACAATTTAAAGAAAATACATCGGTATTTTCTGCATTCAAAGCACATAGAGAAGGCAATGAAATAGCCACTCAATTGCTAGATGATAAGGGAAATTTACGTAGTTATTATCAGTTTAGAAAAGCAGTACTTGGAACCTCAATTGCTACCGACTATAATGAAAATTGGCTGAAAACGGAATATAACATGGCTGTTCGTGCCGCCCGTATGGCCGAACGGTTTAAAGGCTATTTAAAAACAGCTAAGCTTTATCCAAATCTTAAGTATTTGCCAAGCCGAGCTGCTAAACCTCGCGAAACACATAAAGCCTATTATGGTATAATATTGCCAATTTTACATGTATGGTGGAAAACACATATGCCACCAAGTGAGTGGGGTTGTGAGTGTGATGTTGAAAACACGGATGAACCTATTACACCGGTTCCAGAAGACGACGGATCAATTAATCCTGTATTTGAAAATAATCCGGGAGAAACAGCCGAATTTATAAACATCAAGGAACACCCATATGTGAAAGAAGTAACCGACGAAGATGTTATAAAATCAATTGAAGAGTTTATAAAAAAAGAGTTTCCAACTGAATAATGCAAACATATGACAAACCTTTGGAAAATAAATGATAATGATATTTTTGCCACTTACGGCGCGATGATACTTAAAGATAGCTATCTTGAAATCATGTCTCCTCCAGTTCCAAAAAAGAGATTGGAACATGATTTTCCAGACGCCAACGGAACAGAGGTAGATACTGTATCCGATTTAATTTTTGAGTCTCGCAGATATGTGATAAAAATACTGATAGTAGCAGACACAAGAGAAGAGTTTTGGACAAACTATAATGCTTTGATCGAAGAAATAGCAACACCAGGAATATTTTCATTATATGTTTATAATCTGGGTGTTACAGTTAATCTTCTTTATGAGGGTGCTAAGTGTACATCAAAACCAAAGAGTCTGAAAAGCGGAAGGATATCCGTAAAATATGAATTATCAGTTTTTGAACCTAATCCGGTTAATAGAACTTATGATAACGATTAAACGCACCAACACAGATTTAATTACAGTCAACCCATTGCCTTCATCAAATATGACGAAAGCCGTAATGGGAGATGAACAAATTACGCTCGTATGGGAACAAAATACATGTACACCATTGTATCTGAACGATTATATTACCTACGAAGGAAGTAAATGGACATTGAATCAACTGCCAACTATTAAGAAACTCAGCAGCAAGCTCTTTCAATATAACGCCATTTTTCAAAGCTCAAAATATGATCTTGGGAAAGTGATGTACATGCTTTTTGATAATACGTCTACGCCACCGCAGGGCGAATTTCCACTTACAGGAAATGCAGATATGTTTATTGATCTGCTTATTGCAAACCTGAATCGCATACATGGATCAAATACCTGGACTAAAGGCGATGTAATCCAAACAGATTATAAACTGCTTACATTTAGCAATGAATCATGTTTATCTGTCTTAGAACGGCTGGCAAGTGAATTTGATACTGAATACATAGTAAACGGTTCTGTGATTCATCTTGATAAAAAGAGTACAACCCGAAACATAACCCTAAAATACGGATCAACGGCATACGATATTGAACGTACATCGGTAAACGATAGTAATGTTGTGACACGACTATATCCATTCGGGTCTACACGCAATATTGCATCTGATTATCGGAACGGTTCTGACAAACTTCTTATACCTGCACCAAATTTATACATTGAAAGCAATATTGATCTGTATGGAATAATAGAAGCTTCAAAAACATTCGATGATATTTATCCGCGCTTAGATGGCACAAATGCCGGAAAGGTAACTGCTATTGACGAATCGAATGAATTAGTATTTTTCGATAGCGCGTTAGATTTTGACGTTAACAGCTATCTATTATCAGGCACAACAGCAAAAGTGCATTTCAATACCGGCGATGCATCGGGTTATGACTATGAAATTAAGTCATATACTCATAATACACGTAAATTCATATTAATTGCTAATACGTCAGAAAAAGACTACGCATTGCCAAACGCAACACTTCGTCCTAAAATAGGAGATAAATATGTATTACTTGATATTGTAATGCCGGACAGTTACAAAACATCTGCCGAAAACGAATTATTAGCAGCTGCTCAAAAATGGCTTATTGATGATAAAAACAATTCTCCAAAAGTAGAATATAAAGCAACATTTAGCTCTATATACGCGATACAAAATTTACAAAATGTCGAATGTGGAGATACAGTACCAATATACGATGAAGACCTTGGAATTGATGAAAATATTAGAATCGTAAAAATTCAAAAAGGTATTACCGACTTTTGGACCGTTCAATTTGACCTTTCAAATACAGTTTCAGCAACAAGACTGGAGCGAATTGAGGGCGGATTATCGAATGTTCAAAATACTGTAATTACGTCAAACGAGCGGGTAAATAGAAACAATCTTCGGGCATACCAACAGACAAAGGAACTTCAGGGCATGGTATTCGATCCTGAAGGTTATTTCAACGCCGAAAACATCAAGCCGTTGAGCATAGAAACGTCGATGTTGAGTGTTGGTGCAAGAAGCCAAAGCTTCCAGCTTACCTGTATATTACAACCAAACTACAACGGAAATCCACAAATATTACAATGGACTGCCGGTGAACTTGTACACTTCACGATTGATGAAACCGGAGTACGAAATTGGATTATTTCTTCAGGAAGTTTGACATTGACAGGAAGCAATGATACTATTCATCCAATGTATATATATGCCCGCTGTAAGAGAAATACAAATGTTGGAGATATTTTTCTAAGTGCAGATCATTTAAACTATGATAGCAGCGATATTGATTATTTATTTCTTGTTGGAGTATTACATTCTCCCATTGGTGGAATAAGAGGCATATCGTTGAGCTATGGAATGACAATCATCAATGGCAGCTTCGTAAAGCTTGGCGTTATTTCGTCGATGGATGAATCGACATACTTTGACCTGGTGAATAACAAAATCAAGGGCTACATTGAATTTATGGACGGTATTATTGCCGGCTCCATAAAGCTGTCAAGTGATGGAACTATTAAAGCCGGTATCAATGGAGATTCATTAAGCGACATTGCAGCATGGTTTGGAGGAACTGAGGAAGATGCTATTGCTGCAATTGCAAAAATCATACTGTACAAAAATGGCGGATTTCAATTTGGTGGAGGTAGTTTCCGAGGAGATGCTGCAGGGAACATAATTACCGATATGGCGGTAAAGGCCAGAGAGGGATATATAGGAGATTTTACCATTTTTGAAAAAGCAATTATCAATGATTCTATTGAGTTTTCTGACACAGAAATTGAACCGTTAGATTCTCTTATTAACCCGGCAGAAGAAATCGTAAATAGAACATCTTCATGGACTGCTAATGGTATTCAATACGCTACAGCGGTTACAGGAACACTGACAACTTCAAAGGCAGGTATTGTCGATTTTCAGATTTTTGCCAATGTACAAGGCGGAAGAAATACAGAGATTGCCTATCCTCCACAACCGTCAGGACTTACAGGACATGCGACTGATATAACGCTGAATGTTTGGATTTCAGACGAAAACAATAATACTGTTTTCTCCGATAAAAGTATATGTGGGGATAACGGTTGTATTAATAAAGAGTACAGCATTGTATTGAATAAGGGGAACTTTGTTTTTCATGCACTAGCAGAACACAGATTGGCCGATCAGTCTGCGTATGTCGAAATTATTGGAAATTACAATACACCTACAACTGGAGGCTTTGCCCTGTTGGGTAATACTGATAAAATTGGTTTATATCGTCCGGCAAACAACACAAAAATAGGCATTGATGGGTTTTACAGCGAACTGGATGCATTACGTTATTTATATTATAAAGCTACTTCGGGATTAAAATTAAAAGGAGCTAGGAGGTTTTTTAATGATTCATACCGTGGATATGTTTATACAAATAATGCTGAGCCGATTATAAACAATATTGCCAACTACAACTCATTTATACTTGAGAAGTATAGCAATGATTCAGTACAAAGAACTGTTCATTTTCCAACACCTACTGAGCTTGAAACAGGAACTGATAATTTCTGGTTAAGAGTAGTGGTTGGTACCGGAGGCGGATCAATAAAATTAGAATCTAAAACCGGTGCACAAATGTACAACGAAGATGGAAATACACGAAACTATGTGGGAATGACTCACGGGGACGTAATTGAATTTCAGGCAATTTTGTACGGAACGGAAATGAGATATTACATAACTAATTTCAACGGAAGTGACATTCATTAACTATGGCAAAAGGTTTATTATTTTATTCCGGCAAGGGAATACAAGATATTAGAAAAACTTCTGGTACAGGTGCAGCCGGTAGTACTGATACATATACTATTTTTTATACCGATGAATCTGTTTCTGCATTTAGCGTAAGAAATGGGTCTAATGGTTTACCTGGTCCTGCTCCTGATTTATCGTCGTATGCAACCAAATCACAAAATGAAACATACTACCTAGGTATTAATGCTCAGGCTAACGACTCCGCACGTTTTGGAGGCCAGTTGCCATCGTATTATCAAACTGCATTGGGTTTCACGCCATACAATGCAAGCAATCCTGACGGATACATTACATCTGCATCAATACCTACATCGCTACCAGCGAGTGATGTATATGCATGGGCTAAGGCTTCAACGAAACCCGCTTATACGTGGTCGGAAATAGGAAGCATACCTACAGCATTATCTCAATTTACCAATGATTTAGGAAATTATGGCGGATTTGTGACTGGTACTCCGTGGACGGGTATGGGATACTTAACCGGTATAAACTCAAGCATGGTTACCTCGGCATTTGGTAGTCAAACTGCTAATATGGTTTTTGCATCCCCTAATGGAAGTACAGGAATACCATCGTTTAGATATCTAACTGTAAATGATATTCCCAGTGGAGTTAATGCTTATATATGGAATCAATATTCGCAGCAAAATGCTACTATTAATGTTTCCGGAAATATAACTACTGGTGGACAATTTAATGGTTCAGGAGCTGGAATAACTGGACTTATAAGTTCACAGATTACAACGGCATTGGGTTATACTCCATTAGCAACAAGAACTTTCGGAACAGCGGCCAACAACAACACTGGAGATTTCTATGCAACAGGTTCAACCGTTGCTAATTCTAATTTATGGAGAGGTTATACTAATAATTTTGTATTGGGTTATTATGATGGTGCTCCTATGCAAATATTAGGTTTTGACTCTGATGGTATAACTAATAGATTTAGCCCTACTGCAATTAAATCCTTTTTAGGTTTAGGTTCAAGTGCATATACCAATACAAATGACCATATTTTAAACAATAATAGTTTTGCTCAATCTGCTAATATGTGGATTGATGGTTCTATAACTGCAACAGGGGTTAAATTACGTGGAGCTAGTTCTAATGGAAGTACTGTAATTAAATTAGGTACTTATGTAAATTCAGGGCTTTATGGAAGTTATATAGCTACTGATTTTAATTATAGTTCAACCTTAAATACTAATTTATATTTTGGAGTTTCGAATAATGGGACACAATTAGATGCATTAATTCTATCATCTACAGGTGCAGCAACTTTTGCTTCTACTATCCAATCAAAAGATATAACTATTTCTAATGGAGAATCAAGATTAAATCTTGTTGGAACTACTTTTGGAAAGACTTATACATTAGGCTCTTTGGCTGATGGTTCATTTAGAATATATAATGGTTCTACTTATCCCTTAGAAATAAATAGTAATAATGCAGCAACTTTCGCATCAACGGTTAGTGCAACACAATTAATTATATCTAGCTCTTTAGATACTTCCATTAAATATCAAAGAACATCCTGCAAACAGTGGGGTTTTCAATCTGATGCTAGCGGCACATATTGGTCTAACCTAACTGATGGGCTTGTAGCTTTTTCTCTTCTAAATAATGGATCTGGGATATACGCATCAACAGTTACAGCTACTGGTTTCAAAACACCATCAGGAACATCATCACAACTGCTAACTGCTGCCGGTGGGGTTATAAATATAAGTTCTATTGGGGCTGTAAACGAAAATCAGTACACTTATGCAGGCTCATCGTCCGGATCAATTGTGTGTTCTCAGCCATTTAATGGCAGCACATATAAAAAAGTATTAATAAGAGTGGTAAATCTTATTGGAAGTGCAACATTCACATATCCTACCACTTTTTCGGGAGTACCTATAGTAACAGCTGTAAGCGCTGGAATTTCACTATCAACATCATATTTATATGTAACAGTAACTACATCATCATCCGTAAACGGATGGGTTGTACTAGAAGGCTATTAATCAACAATATTAATTTAAAACAAAAATTTAAAATGGAAATCGAAAAAGGTCCAGGTGCTACAAATACACCTGCAAAAGCAAGTAAAGGAGTGTTTGAATACGCTATGGGAATAACATCTCAGGGAGATAAAGTTACTTCGGTAAATGGTCAAATTAGCAAGAAAACAGAAGAAAATGCTTCTATTCAGGTTGGAAATTTCAATATCTATGTACACGAAAAAGGTAAAACTGTATCATTCAATTTCAATGATATTGATAGTGATACAACCATTGAAGAGATACAACAGATTGTTGCCGATGTATATGATATAAAACAAAAACTTGTATGAAAACAAACGGTAAACTCATTCAAGCATACCAGGAACTCGAGGCCGCAGTAAAAACCGGAACTGTCGAAACAAAAATCTTATTTTTCAAGAATAAACAAGTTATTGAGCCTGTAGTTTATCCGTTCATCGAAACACAAAAGCAATTGGCTAAAAGTCTTGAAAATTATCAAAAATCAATATCAGAGCTATATAATGAATATGGCGAAGATTTTGGGAAAGGCTATCCGGAAGTTCCTATTTATGCAAAAAACGAAGATGGTTCGTTTGATAAAAGCAAACCAAACCCACGTTTTGCGGAATTCAAAGAGAAATTGAATAAGTTGGGGGAATCCAATAAGGAACTGCTTGATAAGCATAAATCAGAAACGGAAACTTTTAATTCCATTATGGAATCAGAAGTTCAAAAAGCGGTTTTAGATTCAATGAAATTCAGTGTGATCGATCCTACAAAATACAAAATATCGGACGACATCAATATTGATGCATTACTTGAGTTTGGTATTATTGCAATTGGTGATGGAGTACCGGAAAAGAAGAAAAAATAATTACAAAAATAAAGCCCCGAACAACTATTGTTCGGGGCTTTGTTTTTTATTTTTATTTATCAATGTAATTATATAGTTCTCTGGGGAATGATATTGATTTAATGTTCTTTATTGTCTTAATTGATTTATCCATGTAAGTAACGGTAATTGAAGAGACTTTATATGATTCAACTAAGTCAGATAACCATACATAATCAAAAGAATAAAATCCGCTATCATGCGATTGAATTGGACCAATACATTTTACTGTTTGAATTGTTTTACCCCTACTTATTACCGGATCACCTACGGAGTTCAACCCAATTATATTTAGACTTATGTATTTAATTACTTTTTTTGTGGGGTTGTAAGCCTCAAATTCAAAACCGGTTCCACCAGTATATTCGCTTACATCAAAAATTTTACTTTTAATCATAGTCAAACCGAATGGAGCGTATGAGTTCAATTTATCCTCTATTTTATCTAAAACAGACTTATGATATATTTGCACATAAAGAATATATTTATCTCTCAATCTTTCATATTCAGTTTTATCGAGCGATTCAAATTCAGTATAATAATTCGTGTTGTTTATAAAGCTAACATTAGATTTTGGGATAAAATACAAATCACCTTTGCAGCCTATTTCATAATACTCGGCATTCATATTCTTCTTTATTCCGGTTATTATCAACTTAGTTCCTTTAGATATTGATTTTGATTCATCATCATACATTATTGAAGAACTTCCATCATAATGCGAATTAAAATTCTTACCAATAGTTATGTCATCGTACTCTGATGTAGCAACTCCAATAACAGGTGTTGAATCGTTCAATATCTTTTGAGCGTATGTACTTATGCATAAAA